ATCCCGTGGCACTTGCACCTAATTGCATCATGAGGTGAGCAGATGGCCACACGTGGCGTATCAATGACGATTCATTATGTTGCTGTGGACGCCACCACCAACATGGGCAAGACCGGCGACGCGGCGAATCATACTTTGCGCTGGATTAAAGACGGGACTCCTCTTGTGCCCACGAACTCACCAGTAGAGGTCGATGCAACGAATTGTCCTGGAATCTACAAGCTGACACTTACTGCAAGTGAAACCGATTGCAATATTGGGACGTTGGGCGGCAAATCGTCGACGGCGAACGTGTCAATAATCCCAAAAACGATTGAGTTCGAGAGGCTTCCAGACGCTGCTCCTGGGGCCAGTGGCGGTGTGCCTGTAATCGGCCAGCCACCGCTTACTAATCTTGATGCCGCCGTTAGCTCGCGCGCGGATGCAACATACTACACTTCAGCGCGTGCTGCGAAGCTCGACAATCTGGACGCCGCTGTGAGTACGCGTGCTACTGCAAGCAGCGTCTGGGGCCACAGCAGCCGGTCGCTAACAACTGCCGTAGATGTAAACATGAGCCAGAGCCTGCCGAGCTCTCCGGGCGCCAATACGGTGGGCGAAGCCTTAAAGTTTGCCGATACACGACTAGATGCTACGGTAAGCTCGCGGGCCACGGCTGCCAATGTGTGGGGGTACACTACGCGCGAACTTACTGGGCCTGTCAACCTCAACATGGGCCAAGAGGCTCCTCCAAACCCGACAGCCAATACCGTCGGCGACGCAATCAAGTCTGCGGCACGGATGAGGTTTACTGAATCGGATGATGTTTATGCCTGGGCCGTGAATGCGTCAGGAGGTGGTGGCGGTACGGTTAACATTAACATGGATCAACTGCTTCCCACCAGCCCGACAAGTGGTACGGTGGGCGAGGCTTTGAAGTTTGCAGATACACGGCTGGATGCTACGGTAGGCTCAAGAGCTACGGAGGCAGGAGTTTGGAATTATACGACCCGTACACTTACCGGGACTGTAAACCTGAACATGAATCAGTCCGTCCCAGCAAGTCCGACAGCCAACACCGTTGGCGATTCTATGAAATCTGCGGCGCGGATTAGGTTTACCGATTCAGATGATGTGTATGCCTGGGCTGTCAACGAGTCTGGCGGCGGTGGTGGAGGTGGCGGCAATGGTCCATATGCTGTTACCATTACAGTATATGAAGGCCAGACACCATTAGAGGGCGCCAGTGTACGATTGATGCTCGGTGCAGAAGATTATTCACTTGTGACAAATGCGTCTGGTCGGTGTACGTTTTATGTGGGGGCAGGAACCTGGCGATGGCGCGTTGCCAAGCCTGGATACATGGGCCAAAGCGCTACCGTTGCTATCAGTGAAGACAAACAGTTGAACGTTTCATTGGAGAAAGTGATTGTGTCGCCGAGTCCACCTGGTCAGACCACCGGTTATGCGATTGTTTATGACGAGCAAGGGGCAGTGGAGCCTGGTGTTACTGTTTACTGTCGCCTGGTACAGTTGAACGTTTATGGCGTTGTGGGAGATACGCAGCAGCGCAGCGCTCAATCGAATCAGCAAGGTGTTGTGGAGTTTCCTGGATTGGTCAAGGGAGCGACATATGCGTTTCGGCGTAGCAATGGAGTCGAGCGCATGTTGCGCGTGCCTCTGGATGCTGGGGACACAATTGAATTGCCGCCTTTGATGGGAGAGGAGTAGCACATGCCACTAGTTGATGGGCGATTGGTGAAGGCTGTAGGCGAAGCACGTGTATCCACGATTACGCCTAGCAATGCTTTGGCAGACCTCAGAACGGATTACGTGGCTGGGGATGTGGACACCCCTGCCGAGGTAGCAGCGGCTATCAATGCGACCAACACGCGGATAAATCAAGTGCTTGCGGTATTGCGCGAGCACAAAATCATACAGGAGTCTTGAAGATGAGAATAAGGAGCTATGCCGACCTCGACCTCATTCGGGGCGAGCAGCGAATGGCCCAGTTGCAGGCGGAAGAAGAAGCCAGGCGTCGGCAGACGACTCCGTGGCTTTATCCTTCACCGCCCACCACTTTGCCTGGTGGTGTACCGAATCCGGCGGTTTACAGGACTCCCGGCGCGTTTGCCCAGGCGCTGTTTACACATGCGGCACAGAAGCAGGAAGAGGCCCGGCAGGCCAATTTGCAGCGTTACCAGGAGATTCTGAGCGGCTATCAGGGGCTTAAACAGGAGGCGATGGGGCTTGTGCAAGGGCTGGGGGCCGCCCAGCAGGCAGAATTGGCCCGGCGGTTTGGTGGGATTGAAAGCCAGGCATACCAGGAGCTTGTAAATCGAGGGCTAGCGAAGTCCACTGTGTGGCCGACGGTTCAGGCGGGAATCGGCAGGCAGTACGGATACGCACTGGCCAATCTGGCTGAGCAGATGGCGCGTGAAAGGCTGGGGGTGTTGACTGGACTGGGGGGTGCACAGCTTCAGTTCATGGAGCGTAGGGCAGATGAGTATCCCGACATCAACACGCTGTTGCAACTGGCGCAGATGTTGGGGTTCGGCCAGGGTGCGTTGGGTGGTGGCCCGGTAATGGGGCGTCCAATATGGATGGCTCCGCAGCAGATTGGTATGCAAGTACCGGCCTTGGCATGGGGGCCGTTTGGAATGATGCAGAGGTGCTGAGCGATGCCTATAGTTGTGCGACATGATGTTTCGCCGTTGTTTGCTGGTTATGCGGCTTATCGGGCCGGTGAAGCGCGCGGTGCTGTGGAGATGGCACAGCACATGCAACGGATGGCATTGGAGCGCGAAAAGCTTGAGAGGGCCAATGCGCTTGAGATGCTGCGGTTGGCGATGGAACATCAAATGCAGCAGCAGATGATGCCGCTGCGATTTATGGAGGCGATGCAGCGCAACATTGCACTTGAGCAAGCGCAGCGACGGCTTGGGCTGCAAGAGAAAGAACATGAGTTGAGGGTTGCGGCTTTTGAGCGTGCCCCGGAATTGATGGAAAGGGAGCACCAGCAGCGGCTGGAACTGTCGGAGAGGGAGCACCAACAGCGACTGGAATTACAGAGAGCGAAAGAGGCGTGGGAGCGGGAACAGCTTCGCAGGCGGCAGGAATGGGAGTTCATATCCGAACAGCACAAGCGGATCAGCCAATGGGCACTTGACAAATTGAATCGGCTTATCCCTGAACATCAGACCCAGGCAAGGAGCAGGCTTGCGAGGCTTGACCAAGTGGTGGCGAGAGGAGACTTGTCAGCCGAGCAGAAGGTGCAGCTCATGAATCAGATTGTGGCCGAAATAGATGCTTTGCCGGAGATTGACCCGCGACAATTGGCTCAACGAGCGCTTGAGAATAACACTGCTGTTGACCCGGATACTGAACAAAAGTACTTCGTTACAGAGCGGAACGGCCGTCCGTATGTGCAACCGCTTTCTCCGAATATTGAGGCAGAAGCTAAAACATACGAGGCGCGTCTCAAGCAGTGGGAGGCTATGGAGAGAGCCTTGAGAGCACAAATAGAGCATCGAAGAAAAATGATACAGGATGCAACGAGGGAAGGCGAAGACACGACTGCGTTGAAAGCGGCCTTGGAAGAACTGGAAGTTAAGTGGTTTGACCATTTCAGTAACATTCCAGAGTCACCAGAGTTTACTAGGTTTAAGGAGGCTCAGCGACGGTCTGAACAACCGCAGCCGTCGCCCAAGCCGACCGAATCCAGGCCGCCTGTAGAGCAACCCACACCGCCGCCGCCACCACCAGAGCCAGAATTGTCGCTAGAAGAGAAGGTTAAGGCGGCATACGAGGCGATAAAGTCTAGTCCAGTTCAGATACCAGATGCACCCACTGAGCAGCAGTTGGCTGCTATGTCGCCTGGCGAATTGAGCAATGCAATGCAACCGCTGGCAGATGCTATAGGGAAACTGGTGGACCAGAAAAAGGCGCTCAATAAGGCCGAGCTTGAGAGGGACATCTACAATGCAGGTTTTAAAGACGTAGAAGCTCGCGCCAGTGCTGTGGAGGAGCAGTATCGGAAAATACAAAGGCACTTGGACATTGCAAGCGAGATGGAACGCGCGCGCAAGCAGGCTATGGAAGCGCGAAATAGAGGGGACACGCGGCAGGCGGCCAACTACATGACGCAGTTTTACGCTTTGGCTCAAAGGCGGAATCAGTCGCTTCTTGAGCCGAGGCTTTCACCGGATGCTTCGGTGCGCGAATTCGCCGAAGCCCATTTGAGAGGTTTGATAGCTGGCCGAATGCCGACCAGCATCAAGGAGTTCGCGCAAAAGAAGTATTGGGAACATTTGCAAAAGGCGGATATTCCTTCGCACTATGAGAAAGACGCTTACAACCTGCTTACAGGGAATGTCGAATCACTGAGGCGTAGCGATGCAGCAGAGCTATTGCAGTGGGCGAATAAGCAACGACGAGATACTGGTGGACGTACAAGAGAAGCGCTGGAAGCTTTGGCTGCTGCGGCTCGCAATTTTCTGTCTACTATTGATTCTTATGCGGACGTATCTGACCTTGCGAAAAAGCCTTCTTCTTGGACGCCTGCGGATTATGCAAAAGTAGCAATAGCTGTTGACAATTTGCGACTAGACGAAAATGACCCCCGTCGGCGGGCTGTGGCCGATTATGAGGCTAAGCGCATCATTCCTTCTTTGGAAAAGCTTGCGAAGGTTGCGCCAGCCGCAGGGGAATCAGCAGACGTGGAAAGGTCTTTGAAGCGTCTTGCTGATTGTCTCATGTATCGAGTTGCAATGCCGGAACCAGAATTGGAGTTGCTGCGCAGCTACAACAAGAGGCTGTTGCGTTTTGCACATCAGTCGGCCCAAGAGTATTTACCTGACGTACATGCCTTGCAGGCGGCTATCAACGTGGTGGGAGACCTCGCGCGATGGCAATGGGCAGTAATGAGATAGAGCGGTTGTTCGAGTCATTCAAAGCGATTGAGCCTATACGGCACGACGATTGGCTTTATGAAGCCGAGATGCCGGAACCCTTTGCCGAAGAGCCGAAGCCCGCGCGGGAGACTGAGTTTGACTTGTCTCGATATGGGTTAGGCCGGATTCGCGTTCCGCTGCCGGAACCAGACCCCTCTTTGAGGCATCAATTGCCCAAGCTTCCCACCCTGAGTCCATACAAGCTTTCTGAAGAAGAGGTGCGAAGCTGGGTATCGGAAAGGGCCAAATACGAGCCAAATGCAGGCGGATTGCAAAATGCGTTGATTGCTCATTTGGAAGCGCAAAGGGAGGGAGAGCAGCGGCGATGGAAAGGTCCACGGGGCGAGAAGCTGCCTGAAACCCCGGAAGAGTTGAGCAGGCAGATTGGTACTTTTCTTTTCGATACTGCCGCTCGGTCTTCGCCGGAACACTTGCACGGGATGGATATAGACCGGCTAGTCGCCGAGAGATTTGCCCCGGCAATCGACTATGTGGCACGGAAGCACAACTTGCAATTGGGTGAAATGAAGTTTTCGTCGAAGGAGTTGCGGCAGCGCCTTCGGCAATTGTCTCTGTATGGCTACCGCGGGCGGTTGTTTGCGCAGGAAGTCATAAATACTGCCAACACGACTGCCCGTCGGCGTCTGGCGGAAAATGCTGCTGACCTGCTGCGCGAGGCTACCGATGAAGCGCGGGCCGCATTCTGGATGGGGGTTCAGTTTGGTGCTGAGAGTTACTACCGAAAAGATGATGTGGCAGGCGAGCTGAAGGAACTGTACATTGGGCCTTGGGAAGCAATAAGCAGGTCTGGCTACAACCTTCTGTGGGGGCGCTCAGACGACCAGTTGTCTGCGCAGTTGAAACAGGCAGCCGACTATCTTTACAAGTCCAAAAGTGTAGAGGGGTTGCCCTGGTGGGGCACCTTTGCGTGGCAATCACAACAAGTGCTGTCAGACTTGATTCCGATAACTTTGGCCGTTTACGCCGGTGGAGCAGCCGGGGCCGCTGTAGGCGAATCCCTTGCTGGCGGTGGGGCCGCTTTGACGGTCGCAAAAGGAGCACCGCTTGCGGTCAGGGCTGCAACAACAGCAGGCCAATTTCTCGGTTTGCGGCTTACGACGGGTCTAGTCCAGCAAGAAGACGTAGCGCGGGGGTTGATTGCCGAGGGCGTAGACCAGCGAACTGCGTTCTGGGCGGGGGCGGCAGCAGCAACGCTGGATTCTGTCATTGAGTTGTGGTTGCCGTTGCCTGGGTCGGAGCGACTGGCTGTTGCGAAGACTATAAAGGGTGCGTTTCTCAACGGAGTGAAACAGTTTGGAGTGGATTTCGCGACAGAGTCTGCGGAAGAATTGCTGCAAGGCATTTCGCAAACCATTGCCGAGCACTTTGCGCGCAGATTGAGCGGTGTACCCGACCGTGGGCTTGCTACTGAGTTGTATGAGTCGGTGCGTGATACGACAAAGGTACTGCCGTCATTGGCTTTTGCGATACTGCCTACGCAAGTTCCTCGCCTTGTTGGCGATGCAGCATTGCAGCGCGCGGTTCTCAAACACCGTCAAGCATGGCAGTGGTTTACTGACCAGTCAGTGATGCCGACGGTCGAAGAGGTCAGAGCGAAAGGCATTCCTGTCGAAAATGAAGCCCAAGTTGCAGAGCTTTGGCAGAAGCGCGAACTGATTGGGCACCTTATCAACAGTCCAGAAAGCTTCCAGAATGTTGCCGTTCCGATGAAGCTTGATGCGCCGGTGGAGTATCGGCGCAATGGCAAGGTCGAAAAGCATCGACTTGGAGACCTGGCGCAGCAAGTCTGGGATAGTCTTCCTGTGCCAGACCGAGGCTGGTACGCGCCGACGGAATACATTTCCAAGTCATGGAATGACCTGCCCAAGGATATTCAACAGCGGCTTGCGTGGGTATTTTTCCCCGCGTTGAGGGGCAATGCCGATTACATGGTGATGCCGGGCGAAGAAGCGGCGGAGGCACCTGCTGAAGCAGCGCCAGAAGCGCCGCAACCACCGGCGCCGCAACAGCCACAGGAGGTGCCGCAGCAACCACCAACTCAGCCAGTACCAGTTGAGGAGCAACCGCCGGCTCAGCCGGTACCAGTCGGGGAAGCGCCACCGCAGCAACCACCAGCCCAGCCGGTCGAGCCGATTACCGAAGAAGAGGCCAAGGGTACGCAAATCGACCCTGACTTTGTGTCCCCCGTACAGCCGCCGCCTGCCCAACCTGTAGAGCCGCAAGAGCAGCGATGGGTGCTCACGGCTCACGGCCCGTTCACACAGGAGCAGATGAACTGGTTTCAGGAACACCAATATTCACTGAGAGACGTTCCTGCCCTGGTGGAGTTGGCCAAAAAGACCGTTGTGTTCCAAGGCCCATCTCTGGTCAGCTTGTATGACTATGCTCGCCAGAACCTGGCTGCCGGTGTAGAAACAGGCCGGATAGCCAGGAACTGGGTTTCCAAATCGCCATTGCGTGACCTTGAACTTCCAACTGTGGAAGCGTATGTCCGTGCGGTGCAGTGGGATATTGATACGAAGCCCTGGCAAGAGTGGAAACTGAGCCGTTACGTTGCAGTGCAGAACGTGGCTGGCTGGGCGGCTGACGTGCCAGTCAGCGGCCCGCACGACAACCTTTTCGGCCTTATCCGTGCCGTCTATGAGGAAACCCCAGAGCGCTTTCGCACCCCGGAATCCCTTGTACACAATCCGCAAATTGTGGAAGTGGCGCGAACGTATCCCATTCCGTTTAAATACCTCGAACCCGTTGTCAGAGCCAGCGTGGCTGCCCTGGAAGCCAAGTGGGCGGTTGCTGCTGGAAAGCCATACCGGAAAGAAGACTTTGGCGAGGGCGGTAAGGCCATAAAAGATTTGGAGGACAGGCTTACCGAGCAAGCACACGACCTAATTGTACCCAAAGAAGCCGTCCATTCGCTTCTGGCGATGGATATGGTGTTTGCCATTTTAGAGGAATCATTGCCAGGATTCTGGAAGGCTGTTAAAGAAGCCGTAGCAGAGGCTCCGCTGGACTTGTCTGTACAAGAACTTGCCCAACACATTCAAGGTCGAATCGCAGAAAACAACCAATTGGCCCCATTCTTCGAGGGCGAACCTGATTTGCTCGAAAGGGTTGCGAGGTTCGCTGCGGACGTACCTCTGCATTTGGCGCTCTCGCCAGAGATGCGGGTGCGAAAGCCCTTGTGGCTTGAAGCGGATCAGGCGCTCACGTTGTTGCGCACTATGCTTGGCAGCGCAGCGAAGGCGAACAATCCTGCATTTCAGCCACTATCGGTTCGCCACGAATCGCTGACGACTTTGAATCGTGTGATTGGCGCGGTCAGACTTTCAGAGCCTGTTAAGACCGCGACAGTGTTGACGACAGTTCTGAACAGCGCTTACCAGGACACGAAGGAGGCCAAAAAAGCTGTCAATGCTGCGCTCAGTGAAATGTCCCCGAAAGACCGGGAGGCCCTGGAACCGGTTCGCAACGTGCTGGTGGCGGCTTTTCCTTACTTGGTGAAGACCCAGGAGCCACCTAAACAAACCGTTTTCGTCGAGCCGTTGAAAACCCTGCCATTGGAGAATGTTTCGCCCGCGCTGATTCAACGGGAATTGTCATATTGGGCGTACTGGGCAGGCATTATGTCAGAGAAACCCCCTGCCGCACCTGAGGCCCCGCCCCCTGCTGCGCCACCGTCTGCCCCTGCGCCGCCTGCCCCCCCCCCTACTCCGCCTGCTGCGCCGGAGGCCTCCGCTGCTCCGCCTGCTGCCCCCCCACAGCAATCGCTGACGGTTCCGGAGCCGGTGAGCGACCCGGCGGATATGAACTCTTACACTGACCCATCTTCTCGGCGTGTACGGTTGCCCAATGGGGGAAAACAACTTGAGGTATTGGATACGATTGAGCAATGCCAGGCAGTTCGCGGACCAGCAATAGTCAAGACAGAGTTGTTGAGCATCGACCCAGGGAAGTTCCAGTACAAGCGCGAAGCCAACAAAGTCACGGGGATTGTCAATACGAATGTGCTGGACTTGTCTTGGAACGAGGCCCTGGCCGGGATTATCCACGTCTGGTTCGATCCGCAGTCCAACAAGGTTTATGTGATAAACGGCCATCATCGTTACCAAATAGCCTTGAAAAGTGGAGTTCCCCATGTAACGTGCTATTTCCTGGACGCCGCTAATGAACAAGAGGCACGCCAGTCCGGGGCGCTGGTAAACATCGCAGAGGGCCACGGCGACGTAATGGATGCCGCCGTGTTCTTGCGGGAGATGCGTAGAGGGAACGAAGACCTGCGGGAGCTGCTGGCCAAACACAACGTGTCTGTGAAGGAGGAGGAGAAGCTGGCCTACTTGGGGCTGGGCCTGGCAATGCTTGCGGAGCCGCTGTGGAAACGATACGTTGACGGGGAAATCAGCGCTACGTTGGGTGGAATTGTTGGCAATGAGCTATCCGATGACCCGGAGTTGCAAAAGGACGCGATACACTACGGCAAGCAATTCAGATCGGAAGAAGAGATTAGGGAGTTATGCAAACTTGTTCGGGACACAAAAACCAAGCACAAGGAAAGGACGCTATTTGGCGAAGTGGAAATTGCCGACAGTTTGCTTCCCTGGATTATCAGGGTGCGCAGTGCGGTGCGCAAGGAGTTGAACGATCGCATCAAGGCTTTAAGGGTTGCCAGCAAGGAGAAGTTGGCAGAACCTCTCGAACAACTTGGGAACGTGATATTTACCGACAAGAACCTGAGTGAACTTCAAAAATTGATTGGGATTCGGGAGTATTTTCTTCAGTTTCAGAACTACAAAGGGAAGGTGGCAGATGCAATCAAAGAACTCGCGGAGCAGGCGGAAAAAACAAAACGCATTGATGCGAAGAAGGCGTTTGAAACGATTCAAGAGGCGATATTGCAAGAACTTGATTTCCAATCGGGACAAGCTACTGCGCGACTTGGGGAATTACCAAAAAGTCCTGATGGAACTCTACCTTCCTCCAACACACTTCTCTCTGTGAATCCTGGGCAGTTAGGGCCGGTTTTTCCAAATCCGATTGCCACCTATGTGCAACCAGCGTCGCGTCAAGAGTTTTTGAAGCGGATCAGGCTGCCAGAGTTCCGCCAGGCGGCCAAAGATTGCTGGGAAGGCCGCAACGGCGTTTGGCGATTGATGAGGGCGATTCAGGAATACACGGGGGCGGAATTGCTCATCAGCAGAACGCAACTGTCCAGAGTAAGAGAAGGTCGCAAGCCGGCAGCGGGGATGTACAAGCCGCACCTGGCTATCAGTGCAGGGTATGAACCTGACAGCATCCACGAGCAAGTGCATGCGCTATTTGAGATTATGCTTTCTTCCCTGCCTTATAATGCAGAAGTGGAGGTAATGAGCATTCTTGCCGAACACGGGCCAGGAGTGCTTGACGCGATAAACCGAAAAATCAACGATTCAGAAAAGATTCGCTTGGAAGCCATTGCTGAGGTAGCAACCGCTTTTATCACTGGACGTTTGCGAAGCAAGGAGTTCTGGAAACATGCCGGGAACATAATTAGAAGACTTCAAGCGGTAGACCACCCTTACGTCAAGCAAATGCTGGACGTGATGTTTGATTCCTGGAACATCTACCACTACCTGGCGCGACTGTCGAACGACACCAAGATGGAATTGGTGCGAAAAGACGAGCGTCGGCCCTCCGACTGGCGAAAGGCGGCCTGGACGGCCTTGATGAATGTGGTCGGCCGGCGTGTAGGGTACATATACTATCTGCGTCGGCTGAAACAAGTAGTTTACAATTCTCGGCGGTGGGCATCGACCGAGGAAACTGCCAGACAGTTGTGGAAGAGAGTACATGCCTTCATCGACAGCCTTCATGGCACAGAAGCGGATGTGAAGCTGACGACGCAGTTGACCAGTTATGCCCCCCACATGGCTGGCAGGTGGATGGTGGAATCAGGCCCGATTGCCCTCTACCTGCCTTTTCTGCTTTCCAAAAAAGATGCTCAGTTCATCAAAACAGGATTGCGCCAACTGTCGCACTATCAATCGCAGTTGGAGCAGTGGGATGCTTTTATTGATGCGATTTCCGACCCGAAAAATCGCAACATGAGGATTGCTTTCTTCCCACAGAGCGTCCGAGATGTGCTTGATGAACTGGTCAAGCAAGGCGGCAGCGAAGCGGTCTTCTGGGAGTACGCCCAACTCCGGGCGATTCTACATCGAGGCGATGTGTGGGGCCAGCAGACGTTGACCACTGAGGAAGACGTTGACGAGCGGCAGAAGGTCACCAAGCTGATAGAGGACATCGAGAACTCGCCCACTGGCCAGGCGTACAAGGACGCAGCGGCCAAGATGCAGACGATATTCGACCGTCTGCTGCTGTTGTCGGTAATAAACGGCGAAAAGACTGCGCCAGAAGCGTTGGCCATGATGGCGGCACAGTTTGTGTACTGGCCGTTGCGTGTGGACTTCGACGCGCCTGCCAGGAATCGGGCGATGGGCGAAACGCCCCGGTCTGACATCTACTATGCACAGGGTGGGCTGGGGGGCCGCCACGAAAGTGCCAGGGCTGTCGAAACGAAGATGCGGCGTGCTGTCGTGGCGTACTACGATCAATCCCATATCAAGTCGGTCATCAGGCAGCTTCAGGCCATAAAGAACAATCCCGAAATGCCGGGGGAACTGCGAACGATGGTTTCCGGGCTGATGGTGAAGTTTTACGAGGACGTAAAGCCAGCTTCAGTGCGAATCTCCAAGAAGCGCATGGCCGAGTTGATTAAAGAGGTTACAGGCCGGGAAGTTGACCCGGATTCGCTGTTACTGAACGAGGACTTCTACACCTATGAGTTTTTCCTGTCTACCAGGCCCAAAGCCCCAAATATAGTGGAAGACTACAAAAACGGCGTGCGGGAGTATTACTTCCTTCCCGACCCCGTAATGTTCCACTGGCTTGGCTCGACAAACATTTCGGAATGGCCACCGTGGATACGCAAGGTGATCCGCTATGCTGGAAAGATAGTTCGCCCGATTGAATTGCCGTATGTGCGAAACATCGGCTTCGCACTTACCAACATGTTCAGGGATGAGGCCTTCGCTGCTGCGATGGGCACAGGGATAAAAGACGCGCTGGTTCCGTTTTACTATCACCTGCATGGACTGGCAGCGCTGATAACGAACAAAGAGTTGGCCGACAAACTTACATTTGAACTGCTGGGCACGCATGGGAAGGCGATCGGTACTTGGACTTCGGTGGCTCAACTGCCGGAGCTTTACGTGCAAAGGCTGAAAGAAACTGCCACAAGCGGGTTTGAACCACTTACCAGCAAAGAATTGCGCTGGTGGGAGAAGGCCATTGCGTTGCCTGCTGTGTTCTTTGTCAATGCCCGCACCAAGCCGGTACAACTGGTGATTGAAGCCACCGGGCAGGGCCTGGTGGCCGAAGGTCTTGAAAGCCTGCCGCGCCTCGGAGCTGCCAAACTAGCCCAGGAGAAAGGGTTGACAGACGCCGAAGTGCAGATGGCTGCAAGCATGATTACTGGCAATTTCTCTCAGCGCACGAAAAACCAGGCTGTCAGCGACATGATGAGCATGAGCATGTTTGTCAACCCAATGGTTCAGATAATGTGGCAGATATTGGAGGCAGCTGCGCTCGATCCCACTCCTGGGCGCAGGGCGACGTTCTGGCTGCGGCTGCCGCTGTTCGGCTTGAAGGGAGCGATGCTTGCCGGTACGGTCGCATTGCTGGGGCCGGTGATATACAGGCTCATGGGCCGTGATGAAGACGAGTGGATTAAAGATGAAATGGAACGGTCTGCCGGCGACAGGGCGCGGTATGTCCGTCTCGGGCCGTTCAGATTGCCACGCCCGGAATCGGTGTGGGGGCTGGTGCAGCATCTTGTCTACAACGTTACGATGGACTTGATTGCGTCGCGTGGGCCAGACTGGAAGGTTGCCGCCAAAACCGTAGTGGATGAGCTTTATGATGTTGTGGGACGCACCATGTTCAAGAGCGAACCTTGGATATGGGCAGAGCTTCATCAGTTGGCATCAAACTGGAACTTCTTCAAGGAGAAGGAAATCGTAGGAGGGCTTTTGCGAGAGCTTTACCCAAACAATCCAGAATTGCAGTACTGGCCGGACACGCCGAAGACGTACCGCGCAATGTCGCGGGCGCTCAGTAGCGTGGGAATTGGCATCAGCCCGTTGAAAATCGAACATTTCGTCAACGCTTATCTGACGCGGCATACCCATGACCTGATACGGTTTGCCGAACACATGACAGGCTGGCACCCGACGCTTCGAGAGGTGGCCGACTTGCCGTTCATTGGTCGAGTCATGGCCCGCACTCCGCGCGGATATGCTTCCAGAAGCGTGCAGGATGTGCGTGACCTTGCAGCTGATTACAGGGCTTTAGTGGCCAGAATGAAAGCGGAGGTCAAAGAAGGCAACGTGCCATCACAGGATGCCAATACGTTTCTTGAAGAGGCGTCCAAGCTGGTAATATATGACGTTATGAAGTTTGAGATAGACAAACTAGGACGCGAGAGCCGGGAGTTGCGGCTCCAGGGGAAAATCCAGGAGGCCGCGAAGATTGACGAGCAGATGACTCTGATGGCCGCTGCGATTTTCAACAGTGCCAACAAGCGGTTGACGGTAGACGTACTGCGGAAGCTGCACAAGCGGCTGTATCAACGGGCCTCCGAAAGCTTGCCCGCTGGCAGTACAGAACAGGAAAGAATCCAGTACAATCTCAAGCGACAAGCAGCGCGTTTGGGCATGAGGCATATCCGAGAAGAGATTAAGAGACTGGAGAGCAATGATGATTCAAGCGCTAAGCGGCCCGTTTCGGTTGGGCCTTAACGTTCCTGGTCATTACCAGGGCTGGCTGGGACATGAGGCAGAGGCTGCCGACAGGAAGCACCTTGTCCCGTATTTGCTGGACAAGCAGCCGGAAAAGTTGACGCCCACGGTCGCGTGGAAAGGGGCCAATCTGTATTTGCCGGGCCAGGTCGGCGACGAAGACTGCGCGGTTGCCGTGGCTGCTGTGCTGTGGGCGGCTACCTGGACGCCGCAAAGTCGGCACCAGAAGCTGCCAAACGCAGCGTTGTTGTATGCCTTGTCGCGGAATCACTTGCCGCCACGTCCAGAGCAGCCGGGGACGACGATTGCCCGTGTAATCGCTGCCGCCAATTTGTTTGGCGTGCTATGGCAAGAGGCGCCGTACACGGTTTTGGAATATCGCCGTATGGCGCAAGAGCAAGAGACCGACCCGCAGAAGTGCTGTTATGCCAACTTGCTGCCGATGACCAGCAAATGTAATCTGACTGTTGTAGAATTGAAGGAAGGCAAAGAGGTGGTCGATTGGCTGCGGCGCGGTGGCCAGGCCGTTATTGGCGGCTACTGGGCTTACCGAATGGTGCCAAGCGTTGAGAATGGCCACCACTATTGGGTACAGTACGGGCGATGGCAGCATGTTACACCCATCCTGGGATGGGATGATGAGTTGAAGGCGGCATATCGGCTAAGCACGTGGGGCTTTGACGCTCACGGATTTCCGTGCCAAAATATGCTTCCAGGTGGGGCATGGAACAAGCAAAGCGATCTTGTCAGAGAAATCGAAGAGGGTGGTTCGGTTTGTTATGGGCTTGTCTTGAAAGGAGCACAGAAATGAACCTTCAGGCCGTGTTGTGTCGGGTGTTCGCCAGGGCGAGTTGGTCGCAAGCTGGTTTGCGTGACCGTATTCGGCTGGCCCGGTTGCTGCGGAACTGGGATCAGCCATGCGGTACAGGAAAGACCTGTGGCGAGGAGGTGGCTGAGCAGATTGCCTTGCTGGCCATCGCTGATGGCAGTTTACAGCCGCAAGAGCTACGAGCGGTGCAGTCAATCGACTGGAGCAAGTTGATTGAACTGATTGTCAGGTATCTGCCGGTCGTCCTGGAGATAATTCGGGCGATTCTCGACCTGTTTACTAGTCGAGAAAGTGTGTGAAAGGTACACCATGAGCAATGCCGATTTCCGCTGGAATGTTGCTTTCGTAGTGGCAGTGGCGTTGCTGGCCACTATCGTAGTAATCCTGGCCGCGCGGGGATGTCCGCCGCAGCCAGCCCCGAATCCGCCGCCGCCGCCGCCGCAGCGCCAAGTGATAGCCGTCGTGACGGAGACGGCCAATTTGCCAAAACTGACACCTGGCCAGCAGGCGATTGCTGCCAGCGCTGTGCTGCGGGAAAGGCTGACGCAAAAGGGGGTGGTACATCGGGGCACCTTTGACATAGATGCGGTAGGGGTCGATTCGCCTGCCGATGTTCAGGAAGCTGTGCGAAACCTATCTCGCCAGGCCTTGCCAGCGTTGCTGGTATGGCGCGACGGCAAGCTGTCCATTTATCCTTTACCTTCTGATGAAACGGCCTTGCTGAAATTACTGGGGCTTTGACATGATTCGAGAAGACGGAGTGACTGTTTTCTACGACGACGATTTTGTCGGCGACCGGATTCCACCGCAGTTGGAGTATGCGCCTCAAACTGAAGACGGCTCGCCGGAGGTGCTGCCCCGCTCGGCCGCATACGGTTCGGATGAAGCGATGCGGATGGGCATCCTCCCTTTTGCCGAGTATGCCCCGGCGGTTCCACCCGACCGCTGGAAAGAGGTGATTGAGTACTGCCATACCCAGCAGATTTTCCCGGTCTATCACCAGAAGCGTGCCGGGCTGATGCCCCCGTGGGATCAGGACGGGTATGGGTTTTGCTGGGCCTACGGGCTTACCGCCGCACTGATGAACGTGCGCGAACGGGAAGGTCAAGCCAGGGTGCGCTTATCGCCGTTTTCGCTGGGCTGGCTAACCAATTGGCGCAATGCTGGGTTTTTTATGGACAGGGCTATCGCCGGCGCGCGGCAGCGTGGCATCGCCCCCGTCGAATACGTGCCCGAATATAACCTGCGGCCCAGCACCTTCAAGCCCGGCTGGGAACAGGAAGCGTTGCGGTACCGGCCTTCAGAATGGTGGGACGTGCGAACTGGCAGGGGGGCCGAAACCGTCGGCGAATGCCTTGCCATCCTTAGTTGTGGCACGCCGCTCTACGTAGGGTACGATTGGTGGCGGCACGCCTTGACGCTGGTAGCCCTCGAATGGGATGAGAGGGCGGCTTACAAAGTGACCTTCGTTCTGTGGAACTCTCACAACGGCGGAGAGTTTGTGCGAATAGGAAGTGCCCGTGGGGTGCCTGATGAAGCCTACGGACTGCGGGCCAGCCTGTTGACTTCGTGACGCCAATTACGTGGCGTTCTGTTGTGTCGGGGGCTGCTCTGCCATAGCCTTTTCCATATCGACGATAGCCACGGTAACGCCGGGCGGCTTGGCGGTGTAAGTCTTGTTGGCAAGCGATACCACTACCAGACTATCGTCGCCTATCACGATTCCCGCTAACGCATCAAACACTGCGCGTTGCAATTTGTCGACGTCTGGCCGTTTTGTCATAAACTGCGCCGCGCTTGGCCGCAGCTTTCCGCTTTCGGGCTTTCCCCCTCGGTAATGAGACTTCGGGCGGGGGAATCGAAACTGCATTAGCACGCCCACCGGCCCGTGGTGCGGCTCCCGTTTTCCCCAGGCGTCCGCTGCCACTTTGCGTATTGTGGCAATCCACTCACCCACGCCCTGGGCTTCGGTAACACGAAGGCCACGTGTTCCATCTCGCTTGCGGATAGGAACCGCACGCATGTTGCCTTTTGGTTTCGGTAGGCCGGGCACTGTGAAAGACACAAGCACTTCATCTACCATGGCGTTTCTCCACGAAAAACCCTGGCCGGGCAGACCAAAGTCTGCCACGGCCAGGCAGCGCGCCGCAACAGGCGAAGCGTTTCAGAATGGAACACCCTCGTCATCTGACGGAGCATTTTCCTCGGCAACCGGCGGCAAGGCTTCCCCGCGCCGGCGGCGACGCTCTCTCGACTTGGCGTTGCGAATCAACTGCGTGAGCACCATGAGTTCATCGTTGTCGATTGGTGCTGGCTCCGGAATGAAACGGTCAATCACGTACTCGCCGTTTTCTTCGCGTAGTTGGCAGAAAACCGTTCTGCCGATTAGCTCGAAGTTTCCGTTGGTCAAATCAACAAGGCTGTATGTGTCGGGGTCGAACCCGCAAGCCTTCAGTTGCTGCCTGGCGAATCCCGGGTGGGATTTGGAAAGCCAGATCGTGCCTGTAAGCGCGCCGTATGGCGTCTGTACGGTTAACTCCAAACCTGGAGTTCCTTTATTGGGACTCCGCCGCCAGTCGACGTTTCGTATGACGCCCTCTACTACTTGCATGTTCCGTTTCCTTTCTTCTGAAGAAGTGCTTGTTTGATTTTATAGCATCGCTGTAGTTCTGCGATGTCGGCATTGTGCATCAACGCTTTGGACTCCGCTATTTGACGACCAGCGTACTGTAACTCCTCCAGTGTGGTAGCGCTTTCAATCGCCTGGCGGCCTTGCTGGAATAGCCGTGACGCTTGTTGCTGCCGTTCCAGTTCTTCCGCGGCAAGCCGTTCGGCGTCCCGTATCCCAACTTCTTCGTCGTCAGCAATCTGCGCCTGGCTGCCACCGCCAAGTGCTCTTGACAGGGGGACGCAGATGTTCTCGTAACTGGGCCACTCAATCGTTTGCCCTGCCAAAATCCCGGTTCTGTCCTTTTCGACGGCGGCCCGAACCACGCCACCGTCATTGGTCAACCGGAGCAAAATGTGTGGTTCATAGGGAGTTTCTCTCTCAGCCCTCATGGTCACGCCGGTGACCACCAGTTCGCCGCTCCCATCCTGAGCGTATTCGTATTTTTCTCTACCACAGATGATAACGTGTGCACTGGAATTGAGAAGCGCTAACATGAGTTGACGGTAGGGACGCTTTATCGCATCCCATGCGTGGAGGGGGATCGTGTCGATTTTTGTCCGGCGGCCAGTGTAGGCCGCAACGGCTGCATCCCATAGGTGGGTAATGGAATCGACGACAACCACCCCATACTTGGGGTCAAGCGTACGGATAGCCGTAAGCGCGTCGACTAGACTTCGGCTGTGGAGCACGTCGAACTTGAAGCCTTGCGGATGTATCGACCGCTCAGCAATGTCTTTGGCGTAAAAGTCGGTGCCGTGTTCTGTATCGATAACGGCGACCGACTTTCCAGTTTCGTTGGCTAGCCCCTCCGCTAGCAGCAGGGCCGTGAAGGTTTTCCCGGCCCCGGTTCGACCATACAGGCCGAGCTTCAGCACTATCTGTTGCGGGCGCGCTGGCGTGAACATGGATCAACACCTCCGTAAAAGGTTGCAAAGGTAAAGGAAAGGTTTCTCAACGCTGCCTACTACAAGTAAGCATCGCTGTGGAACAACGTCACTTTCTGGGGCGTCCAGTGGTTCGCCGAACTGTTCAACGGCCCATTGCTGCCACTGTGGACCATCGAAGCGGCAGTGCCATTTTCTCAGCAGCACCTTTGCTGTCGGAATGGTTATCCCTTTCAGCAGGTAATAGCCATCTGACAGCCGGTCGGTCAACAATTGCACGCCTTCTTCGGCGGCGTCGATAAGTTGGCGGGAAACACCCGCCGCCACCCAGGCTCTTGTGATTGCTGCGCGGGCCAGCCGGGCCGTTTCGGGCTCGACCACCGGCGACACAAACGGTACCCCATTGAGGTCGAACTCAACACCCGGTGTTCCCTTGAGAGAGTCGAAGTGGTTCATTCTGCCGCTTCCTCTTCGGCGTCCATTTCGTCTGCTTTTGCCCGCAGGCGGTTCGCTTCGATTTCGCGTCCGATACCGTCCCATACGGACGCCAGCGACCTCAGATGCGCGGCCTGCCACCTGGACAGCCGCAAGAGAGTTTCCTGCAATTCCGCGAGGACTTCAAGTTCTTCGTTCATCACTTTCTCCTTGTTACTTTGAGGGTTCGGAATCGGCTCTCTGGAACCGTATACGCCTTTCGCACAGTTTCGATGTAGGTGATGAGCCGGCCGTCTGGTAGTTCGGCTGCTTCGGCATCACCGAGATAGCTGACGATTTCGTTTTTGAGTCTGTTGATTTCGGCCTCCAGTTCCTTCTGCTGGGTCAGCAACTGTTCCCGCCGATCAATCAGTTCGACTATGTGTGGGTCAGTAAGCGTGACCCTCTCTCCCCGAAACATATCCTTTTCGGGCGTCGCATCTTGTTCCGGGGGCAGGTCGGCCAGGACGTGCCGCTGCCACCACTGGCACAGCTTCTCGACCAGCGCCTGTTGGAGGGTTGGCCGGGCGGGAACCTGGAACATGCAAACGCCCCGTCCAGCTATCAGTGCGGGCACAAATGCCACATCGGCACCAGTCGCAGCCAGTTGTATGTGAACCTGGCATCGGTAGTATTCCGGGATCAAATCGGTTCCCTCTTCTCCCCAGGGGTCGTGATTGTTGCTTGTCAATCCCGCTGTCTTGGCCTCAACGGGCTGACCGCCAACCGTAATCCCGTCGGGGTGAACGATGAGCGTGTTGTCGATGATAAACTCTTTTCCCCTCTCCAGTGGGCCGAGCCGTTGCTCTGCCCACTCAAGCAGGAAGCTCTCAAGATAGCTTCCAAGTCGCATTGCAATGGTTTCCGGCTGTGGGCCACTGCGTCCGGTCTTTTCCAGCCACACTTGATATGGGGTGCGCCAAGGGCAGAGACCGAGCACAGCGGCGGCTTCGGACGCGCCCAAGTAAGAACTGCGGTTTTGCATGGCGTTTCTCCTTTCTTGCTAGGCAATTCTATCAGAAATATCTTAGTCGTGTCAAAAGGTAATCTAATTCTTCGCGTATCTGTTTGAACTTCGCCTGGTAGAAAGCAGCGTCATATGAAGCCGCGGCGGCGTTTGCCCGCTCGGCTTTCAAGGCTTCCCGCGCGGCTTTCAAGTCCTCCCGCTCAGCCCGGAGAAGCTGGATCAGTCTTTTGCAAAGCTTCCTGTAGTTCATTTATTTTCCCTTTCAGTCTGAAGCCGAACCTGGCCGTTACAGTCTTGAGGCCCAGGGCGGCTGCCGGTCCAAGTGCTTTTTGCCGAGCCGTTCCACATGGTCGGCTATCTGTTCAGCCTGAGAAAGAGCGAGGAGCCGCTCATCGATAGCCCATTGGAGTACACTGGCGATTGCCCGCCGCCAGTCATGGTAGTGGAAAGAGATAGCGAAAAGTTGTCCATTCGCTTCGGCGACCACGATTGCAAAGTTGTTTGGGCACATGTCGTTTTTCCTTTTTGCCTCATGAGAAGAGTGTTGGCGTTTCCAAGGTTTTCAAAAACTCGTCAACCCGTTTCTCGTATCGTCGGGATTCACACAGTGCCGCCTGGCTGCGGGTTTCAAAGTACTGCCGCTGGCAAAAGCGCAGGTAGCCTACTAGACGGCGAAACGCCTCCAGTGATTCCACGCGCTGTTGGAGCTTCTCATATCGGCAGCGATAGCAACCGCCGCCACATTCTCCTGCGGTGCAAATCTGAATCGTCTTCGGTTCCACCATGACGTCTCCTGTGCCTTTGAGGGTTAGGATACTTTCCCTCTTTGCTGAAACCGCACCTAGCCGTTACAGTTTTCGTTTCCGGGGCTGCCGCCCCGGCCACCGCCGCCCAGGGCACCGACGCCCAGGGCACTGACGGCCAGGGCACTGACGGCCAGGGCCACCGACGCCCCGCGCGCTGCCGTCAGCTTTTCACAGACCATGCTCTATTCGCATTTTGCGGAAGTAACGCGCTTCAGCACCGCGCTCGTGCTTTTCTTCCGCGACCACCTTGCGCGCTTCTTCATCTGCCCACAGCAAGCGCTGTATGCCGTTGCGGTACAGTGTGCGGCCTTTGCGAAGGATTAGTTGGCTGGGTTCGGGCGCCTCATCGCCTTCGCTGTGTATCACTCGCAGGGAGAAAGTGTGCTGCTGTTTTCGTACACCGTAGTTCTCGTTCTCTACGATGGCGACGATAGTTCTCCAGCCAATTGGACGGGCGGGTTTACGCCCCCACCGCTTGCGTGACCAAGCGTTGGCGGGCCAAACGGGCTCCGTCCAGCGAACTGTGTCGCCCTCGACCACATCATAGGTGGGCATCCAGTCCTTTTCCAGGGCAGTCAATTCTTCGCTGTGCATAGTCAAGTCTCCTTTAGCGGTTGAGATAGCCGTTTCGATAGCCGTAAAAATCCGAGCCTAGCCGTTAGCTTCAGCAATGACTTTCCATAGGGCAGAAAGCCCCTAGCTTCACCGCCTTGCCTACTTTCCCTATTCTTTCCTAGCTTCTCTACTTTCCTATGTTCCGTAGTTTCGCTAGTGTAAGCGGTCTGCCTAATTTAACCCCCCCCTCCCCACCCCCTATGCTGCCGCTATTGCATTAGCAATAGGAATAGGTCAATTCGGAATTGGGAACAGTTATTTGTTCCGGTTTCGACCGTTTGTACTGAAACTTTATGATGAGACTTTTTCTTTCATCGGTAATGCTGACGTCGACCAATTCAACATCGGGGATTTTGGCAAGCGCGCGTTGCAGACACGCGGCGCAAACCAGTACGTCGCGTTTGCGGCCGTTTTTCGTGACGTATCCGTCCACGATCGGCCAATCCCCATTTAGTGCGTTGCTGATGAGAATTAGACAATCGTAATTCATATCAACCCTAACATTACTGTCCGGCGGCACTTTCTTTGCCGCTTCAACCAGCTCCTTTAACGGTACTCGCAAAGTTAACATAGCCGTAACCCTTTCTTTAAAAGAGAAAACGAACACAAGCCTAGCCGTTTCCACAGCCTAGCCGTTACAAAATGCCTAGTTTCCCTAGGCTGCCTACCTTGCCTATTCCCCCTACCTTGCCTATCCCCCCCTATCTTTCCTATCCCTCCTATCTTTCCTATCTCCCCTGCTGCTTCCCTCTAGGGTCAGGGGCAGGGGCTTCTGCCCCCTGTGCTCCCGTCCAGGGGCAAGGGGCATTGGCCAGCGCCCCCTGCTGCTCCCGTCCAGGGGCAAGGGGCATTGGCCAGCGCCCCCTGCTGCTCCCGTCCAGGGGCAAGGGGCATTGGCCAGCGCCCCCTGCTTTCCCTATCCCTCTGCTGTCGAGGGGCAGGGGCAGGGGGGCGGGGGTCATTGTTCTTCAAACAAGGTAGTGGGCAAGCCAGTAACGATGGCGTGCTGTGCGGTAATGGCTTCGTATTCGGCCCCGCACCCTGGACACAAGCCAAAGCAATGCTCGAACTTGACGGTGTTCCGGCAGTAGACGCAGACGCCCCAAGCGTATTCGGCCGGGTCGCCATTTACGGCAATGCGTACGTCGGCGTTTTTCATTTTTCTGGCTCCTTCGCGTTATCGGCTAGGTCAGCTTTTCTTCGTACCAGATTTCTTCCGGACGGACGGCGTATTTTGTCAATTCCCTATTCAATTCTTCTTCGATTTCATCAATCGCGTGGTGGTTGAAGGGTATCGGCAAATAAATATCTGTGTACCAATGTGGCTTGTTGCCGACCGTAATTTCGAGCAGAGGGAAGTGAGAAAGTGTCTCTGCGACCCATCTAGATGGGCTATCGGCAATTCGTATGTAGCCCCCCTGCTCCAGGGTGAAGTAGATAGCGGGGTAATCTGGCGAGCAATCTGGCGAGTAATAAGGCGGGACTTGCACATAGCTTCGCACTAGGTTAGCGATGTACTCGACCGCAATCTTTTTCATTGTGGTTTTTATCTTTTCGCAGCGCTTGTAATCCGTTAGGTAGCCATAAGCTTTGGCAAGCGCTACCAACGCTTCCTTGTCGCCCAGACAAGAAGCGACGCGGCAAAGCTCATCAACAACAGCGTCTTCAAGTCGGTCGATGACTCGAAAGAGTTCATCCCAATTCCACTTGCGGACTTGCTGCGGGATTTCCTCTTCCGCGTACCCGAGGGCTTCGAAGACTTGAAGGACCACGCCCTGGACTTGTGTGTCGGGGTGTTGGTACTTTTCGTGCCACCAAAAGACCATGCCTAGATAGTCCAAGCATTGGTCCAGAGCTCTGTGCTGGATTCTGATTAGCACTTGTTCCATTGTTCTACCCCTTCATTGAAAGAGTAAGTCTTTCTCTTCTGTGCAACCAATTTGCACAGATACTTCCAATTCTTCAATCTGCGGGGTTTCGATTTCGACCGGAAACCCCTGGACTTCGGGGCGAGGGAAAAGTAATCGGTCAATTGTTTCTCTGACCCAATTGAGCACAGACGCGACCATTGCTTGATCCCCTTTACTTGTGTCTTGCTTGCTTGCTTCTATTCTTATTATACGGTAGTTCCGACGCTTGTCAACAGCATTTTCCAAAAAAACTTTCCTATGCAAATGCCATGCCAAAATGGGTTACTGCAAATTGCGTGCCAAACTACTCTGTGCAAATCCCATGCCAATTTCGATAGTGCAAATCCTATGCCAAACTAGTCTCTGCAAATACTGTGCCAATTCCAGCTACTGCAAATCCCATGCCAAACCAATTGCTGCAAATTGCATACCAATTGTGCTACTGCAAATACCGTACCAATTGGGGTTAGTGCAAATACCATGCCAATTTTCATAGTGCAAATCCCATGCCAAATTGCTTACTGCAAATACCATGCCAATTGAACAATGGTTATTGGGTAGGTGGTGATTAGGGGTAGTGTTACCTAGTCTGTGCAAATTCCCCAAAACCCCAATTTCCCCCAGAACCCCCTATATCCCCCTATTCCCCCGTTTTCCCCTATTACCCAGTTTTGGAAGTTTGCCCAAATCCCCTAACCCCCCCCAACCCCCCCCACCCCCGTGCTTTGGTCTCTTTGGTGCTCTTTGGTCTCTTTGGTGCTCTTTGGTGGCACGTGGGCAATTTGGGCAATTTGGGCAATCTTGGGGGACCAGCACAGATGGGCACAATGGGCAGCCTATCCGGAATAGGCAATGCCGGTAGTCTGGGCAGCAGTAGGCGATTGGGAAAGCTAGGGGGAATAGGCAATGCTGGTGGGATAAGCAAAATGGGCAAGCGGAGGGGTCCCCATGGGCCGACCCCAAAAGCCCCCCAAGGCTTGCCGATAGCCGCCGCCGCGTTTGTTAACCCCCTCCCCCTCCCCCCACCAATTTCCACAATCCCCACTTCACTCATCACCTTTGTACATTTTCCCCCACAAGATAGTGGCATGCCCAGGAAGGCCTCTAGAATCGCGTATAATGCGTGGTTGTCTTGGGGGTATGAAAGTACGGGTTGGGTGTTTCCGACGCAACAGGCGCAAAGCTAGGGGCCTTAAAATCGATTTTGGGGCTTGGGGTGGATGGAACGGGGGAAAAGTGCCTGGAAGGTTTCCAGAAACCACACTAACTGGTGGCATGGTAGGGAAAGTCCCTAGCTTTGCGTGTAATGCGTGGTTGCTGAGGGGTATCAGAAGTACGCATCCCGTGTTTGGACGCAATATGCGCAAAGCTAGGGGCCTTGGTGGGCTTATTCTGGCGTTGGGGTGGATTCCAGGGTTGGGTCGAGGGGGTGAAAGGGTGAGTAGCCTTTGGATACTCTGTTGGCCATGACTTGGATTTTCTCTGTGGTACCTGGCAGTGCGGTGGTTGGGGAGGGGGGTGTTATAGCGTAGTAACAATCTGATTTGGTGGAGCACATGATTCGGAACTTGCGTTGGCATGGGGTGGAGCATGTGATTTTTCGTGTCTCAGTGGGTTTGAAGTGTTTGCGGCATACTGGGCATACACGGGTGTCCCCGTGGAGATTGCGTTTGTGTGCCAGGTAACATGCCCGTGAGCAGAAGCGTTTGGGGAATCTGGTATTGGGTTGCTTGGAGTATTGCGAACCGCAATGTGCACAGACTCTGTTTAGCATTGTTCACTTCTTTACGGGTTCCCATAGTGGAGAGCGGATTTCTGCGTAGCATGGGGGTTTGAGGTTGGGGGGTTGTTTTACTGGTGCTTCTCTGAGTGTGTCCAGTTCGGCGTATGACAGGGGACGCCATTTCATGAGGGCGTCAATGGCTTTTCCGCGTGCTATCTCGATAGTGTGTCCATAGCCATGAATTGGGGTTTGGGGTTTGTTGGTGTAGTGCCATGACAGGGACAGGATTTTGCCCATATTGGCCTGGTACTGTTCAAGGGCAAGGTGAAGTCTGGGGAGGGTTTTTGCACACAAGAGCATGTGGGCCGTGAAGCAGTTGTCTGAGGCGAAGCGTATCCACGTTTCGTGGGCCGCACACAGCCAGATGCTGCCAAAGTCGCATGGATCGTCCGCGTCTTTGCGACGGTAAGCCACATAGAATCCCGGTGGCGCGTATGTACTGAACCTTATGTCCGCCGGGCAAATGGAAACTTGTCTAACGTGTTCCTCAAACGATGTTTCAGAGAGCAACAAAGCATTGTCAAGCTTGGTTACTCGGTACTGGTAATCCAGTATACATGTAGCATAGCAGTTGCAGTGCTCGTCTGTGAAGATGTTTTTGTACCCGTACACCCATCTGGGGGCGAGTGTCCGGACTTTGGCTTTGACGGTCAGTAGGTCACACATGGTCGATTCTCCTTGCAAACCTCTGATCTGGGCCAGTCACTTCTACCACTGTGCCACAGCACAGCCGAGAAAAAATCCGGTCGTCGAATGTAGCCTTTAGTTGCTCCGGCGACAGGTTCGATAGCCACAAAGTCGGCATGTTCGCCCGTATGTCGGCCATTTTCTTCAGCCCAAGCCAGTCGCGGTCACTGGTACCAGTACCCACTTCGTCAACTATGACCAATGGCATCACTTTTGCCTGCCGCCAGACCACGTGCTCTGGCTGCCAGCAGCAAGCTGCTAGCTGGGCGGCATCGCACCACATGGCGACGTACTCGTCGAAAACCAGCAGTGCGGCACAGGTCTTTCCAGTACCAGTGCCCCCGAAGATGTAGGCAGGCCACGGCAATTTACCCGTCAGCAAGCCTTCCAGAGCCTGCCGGAGCTTCGCTGGAACTCTCTTCCAGCAGCGGTAGATGTCCCGCCTCACCTTCGGCGTCGTGTCCGTCCGCTCCCGCTTGGGAATCGTCGCTAGTGAAGTAGTAGAGACAACGTTCGGCTCCATCGTAAACGCGAGTAATGTACTTTCCAATGACGGCATTATCGGCCCTCCTTTGTGTTCTCGCACGCTCCCAGGTTCGCACAGCCGCTTTCCAGTCCTTCATTGGGTTTTTGCCTACCATCCAGCCCTTGCTCTGGTAGAAGTCCCAAAAGACTTGCGGATCGACGTTGTTGCCCCTCTGCTTGCAGTAGGCGGCTACCTGCTCAACGCTCGGCTTGACGAACCGCTTCGGGGCTTTGTTTTCTTCCGAACATTGGTTTTCCCCCCTATAACCCCCCTTTCCATGTGTTGTTTGTATTGCTTCTTGAGAGACTTTAGATTCTCCTGAAGAGATTCCAGGAAGATAGGGAACAGGGGTTTTTTCTTTTCTTTTGATTCTTTTCTTTTCTTTTTTGGCATCGTTTTCTTTTACTAGGTTCCCTGGTGGCACAAGGGTAGGTGTTCCCGTGGCACAAGGGTTGGCGCTCTGGTGGCACAAGGGTTGGTGCTCTGGTGGCACAAGGGGAGCCTGCTCATACCAGGGCAACCGAAGCTCGTAGATGGTGGATTGGTTGCCTTCGGCTGGCCCCCTGCGGCGTATCCGTTTGATGAACCCGCTGCGTTCCAGCCAGGCCAGTGCCCGTACCGTGCTTCGCTTGGATATGCCGCCCAAGCGTCCTATGGTTGCGATCGATAGACAGGCTCGCCCCTGGTCATCGGCGTATCGCAGCAGCACAAGAATCGCAAGCACCGCCGATTTCGGCATCGCGTGCATCTGGTCGATGAGCGCATTGGGCGCCCGAAACCAACCGTTTTGCGATTGCGATTCAGCCACTGCCACTGCCACTGTTGGTGTCCCCTACCTCGACGCCTTCGGCCTGCTGCCGGGCCGCCGCCTATAGTATGGGCTGTTCTTGCGGTGCAAACTCACCGCAATGGTCTCGGCAACTCGTGATCGGCCAACCCCAAACGCTGTGTGTCGGTGTTTCTTCAGGCGGCACGACTTTCGGTGGAAAGCGCCTACATTCACCTTCCCAGTCCACCTCATAGTAAAGCGTCGAGAAGTAAGAGATTTTGCCGTCATACCATTTCCAGAAATGCACTTCTCGCGCGGGCCATTCTGGACCGCCAAGTTCTTCCCAGTGTTTGCACTTGGCACAGCAACAATCTGGCAGCATCCGCACTAGCAATGCGCAGTCATTTCCAGTCAGATATTGGCCGTCGAGTTCGAGAGTCGGCGCTTTGTGTTGTTCATTTTCTGTGCTCATCGTTAGCAACCTTTGCATCTCAGTGGTTAGTGGTGGTTTGTGCTCTACGTTTTTTAGCCTTTTCAGGTGCCATTCTGGCCCGCTCGCGCTCGCGTCGGGTGACAGCCCTGAGCAGGGTTCGCACCGCTTGTTGTTCCGCGGCAAGCTCTGCAAGCCGCCGCCGCAATTGCTCACTGTCCAGCTTTTCAAGAAGTCGCGTCGCGTCTATGCCGCCAGCATGGCACATTTCCTCCGGCGTTGCTGGCGGCGGGTGAAAGGTTGTGCTCCAGTCGATTTCCCCTGCCGCCTTTTCCCCGGCCCGCATTGCGACTTCAATCCAGTTTTTCAGGGATTCACCTACCTCCCGCACCTCGGCAGCCAGCACTCGCAACTTCTCCGCAGCCTGATGTAGCTGCGAGGAAACGGCGTCAAGGCCGTCGGCGATCCGCTCTGGCGTGCCGGGTTCAGGGGAAAAATTGGAGATAGGTGTACGGCTCTCCATCGTGATGCTGTTCCCTCAAACGCCTCGCCTTGCCTGCCATGCCTTGCCCTGCCTGCCATGCCCCGCCAAGCCGTGCCTTGCCTAGCCTCGCCGCGCCCCGCCCAGCCGCGCCGGGCCCAGCCACGCCGTGCCAAGCCAAGCCCTGCCCCGCCTGCCAAGCCCTGCCCTGCCCTGCCTGGCCGAGCCGGGCCCCGCCACGCCGAGCCTTGCCGCGCCGCGCCATGCCCAGCCAAGCCACGCCGAGCCCAGCCGCGCCTGCCAAGCCATGCCTTGCCTTGCCCCGCCGGGCCGAGCCCTGCCATGCCATGCCTTGCCGCGCCGCGCCATGCCATGCCACGCCGAGCCGCGCCATGCCACGCCTCGCCTGCCAAGCCTCGCCATGCCTCGCCCAGCCAAGCCTTGCCTTGCCCAGCCGAGCCAGGCCTTGCCCAACTAATGCCCGGCTTCAGATAATGCGAAGCGGTCGATTACCGCAAATAAATCCGCGAACTCAACTAGAGCCGCGTACTTCCGCCGCCACCACTGGAGTTCGCGGTAGGCCTTCTCAAGAATCTGCTGCCGCGTTGTCTCGTCTCGCATCGCAGCACACACGTGCGAATACGCCTTGCTGTCGCTTTCACGCTCCAGACAGACAAACGCCCGCACCGGCTCGAACTTGTGCTCGCCTTCTTCGGGGCGGACCACCACGGCTCGAATCAAATAGTCAGCCTGGCGAAGCCTGTACTGATGTGCTGCCTTGCCGTCATCCCACTCGAAGTACCGATGCAAGGGATGATTCTTCTTCGCGGCTTCTCTCACTACTGCTTCGGCCTGGAGCCAGCCCCCGTTCTTTTGCCGGATTTCCTCCAGGCATTCCCCGACCACTTGCGGGTCGCCGCAAAGACGGAAGCCGCTGCGGAAGTCGTACCTATACCTCATGTGCTTTTCCTTTCCTGCTGCAAGGCCACTATTTCTTCTTGCGATGCCACATGGAACAATCCCCATTGGCCGCCGCGCTCTGGACGTCCTTCGCCTACCCCTATTCCGAATCCGGCCACCTGGAAAAGGTTCACGATTTGATCGAGGCTGAGGACGTTGGCGTTGTAGCGAATCGTCAGACACGTGTGCCACGGCCAGAACTCAGCGCGAAAGCGTATATCGGCCACGCCCGTGGGTAGCCGCACAAAATCTCGTCGCGGCTTCGGTTTCCCCTCGATCTTCACATACTCGCCCACGATGTGCATTGCGGCCCGCGCTTTGGTTTTGGCTACGCCATCGACCTGTGGGCAGGCCTCGACAGCCGCCGCCTTGAAGGCAATTGAGGGAAAGCCGAACGCACCTTTCTCAATGTCTTCCTCTGTGGGCGATTCCGGGCACTCTGTGAGGATATACTGCGGCGGGCACCCGGTGAGCCAGTAGAGGGAATTGCAGAAGTCTTCCCAGGGATTTTTCGCTTGCTTTGCGTGCCGCGCTTTTTTCATTTGCTTGCCGAGAATCTGTTGCTCGGCCTTTGCGTTCCAGGCGTGGCAGATAAGCGGGCTATCGCCCACCAGATAAAGTTGACACGTTTCGATAGGGAGTGGGGGAATCGGAACATCTACCTCGGTTCTTCTTCTGCGTGCCATAGATTCTGCTCCTTTTGTGAGGGAAAAGCCCGAAATGGGCGTTGTCTCGCTCATTGATGTGTATCACCGAACAGCAAATGCAGACGCCGCCGATACTCGACCGCCCGACGCCAGGCTTCCCGCATCGCCCAACAGGTTGTTGCGGGAAAACGGGAGTTGGTTTCGACCGGCCCACTCTGTCGAGCCAATTGGTCGGCTTGCTCGTCGGCAGCGTCGGCCAGGGCCGGTAGCGTCGCGTGACAATATCTCACGATGTATGCAGTGTCTTCGCCGCCCATTTGCAACTGCCAGGCAATTTGATGAGCGAGCCTTGTTCGGGCCTCGCTGCTGGACACATCCAGCCGGTCGCGGAATATCTCGTGCTGACCATGATGAACAAGCACTAGTCTGGAATCGCAGCCGTCCCACGGCGCGACTGCGAAGGTGACCTTGGTCTGCTGTTGGTCAAGCATTGCATGACCTCCTTTAGCTCTCCCACAAGCGCGGATGTGTCGTTTCAACTCATAGTTCTGCTTTGCTAGCTCAATCGCCTGACACCGGTAGCATTGCCCACACTCGCCTGTCAGGCACACCACGGTTTCCATTCGGTCGTCAGGCGTTCTGGTACTCATGGCTCTGGTACCTGGCGTCTTCAGATGACAGTATGTTCATCAATGCCTGACGAAGTGGACTGATACGCTTGCGAGGGGCAAACTTGACGGCCAGCTTGTAGCTCTCAAGCTGCTGCCATGTCAGTTCACCCATCTTGACCATTCTCGACGCAACTTGATAGCATGACCTACAAAGTCCGCGAGAAACCGCTTCACGCTTGCAGTTTGGAACAACGCATTTCATGGAACGAATCCCCTGTGATAGAAAACAACAACGTTACGTTACAGTGCATTATACAGTTGTTTTCGGCGTTGTCAAGTAGGGGGAAAGAAAGATGCCAAAGAAAATTGGTGGTAAGAAGCTGACGCAAAAAGAGCATAGGATGTGGAAGCACATATATGAGTCGCAACGTGAGAGGGGATTGTCAAAAGAACGTGCAGCCGCATCAGCCACTGCACAAGTGAAAAAGCGTCGTAAATAATGCCAACTTGTGTTGTCGATAATCAATCGGTGGAGCAGACGGTTTACGCCGTCATCGGCGGCAGGCGTATCGATATGTGCCTGTGGCACTGGGCCGCCTGGGCCAGACGCGGCGAAACGGCGTATTCTGGTATTTTACGCTGGCTTAATTGGCAAAAACCTGTCTGGAAGCACGGCGACGCGAATTATCAGCTTGTCTGGGAGGGGGGGCAGGTTGTCGGAAAGCACTGGCCAAGCGGGCAACTCATCAGGGCCAGCAACAATGCCAGTGAAGTGCTTGCGCACATATTTGCCTTGTCGCCAGGAACTATCCGGGTCGAACCGATAGGCAATAATCCGCCTTATCCTTTGTATGGAACGGTTACGTATGGCAACGGCTTCAAGATGCTGGGGTATGGACGGCAGTCGGCCTTCCAGGCTTCGCCGCAAGGCAATTTTTCCGACGGGCTGTTCTTCTTCGGGGAATCGACGGAAACTGGCGACGCTCTCATAGCGGATATCCGCATCATCGGGGCACGCGGCAAGTTCGATAGTTGGGCTTTTCATGGACGCCCAGCCCGCAATGTTCACTTGAAGAACCTGGAAATCTACAACTTCGGCTGGCAACCGAGAAGCGCATATGATCCTCCTGCTCCGGTTCACAGTTCGGATTTGACAGGAAAAGGGCGCGGCTGGAAGTGTATCGACTGTTCCATCTATGACTGCGATTACGATGGAGTTATGGTTGCCGGAGCACATGACTTGGAGATACGTAATTGCGTGTTCGCCCATAATGCCCAGAAGCATGGCGAGGGGCTGCTGAATTACGAGAGCGGTGACGTGCGCACCTGGGTAGTGCATAACGTGCTGGCTGTCGGCTGTGTTAGTCGCTACTGTGGAGCGGGTGCCCCGGCTGAACGATACAACATCGCCGGACTGCTCCTGCGCGATGGCTCGGCCCCCCTGGTAGACGACTACCTGTCCGAAGGCGGTGGTTCCCAGGGTTTGCTGCTGTTCAACTCTCGCGGCGCGGTGACGAGGAACTCTATCATTCGCAACGTGGAGCGATATGTTGGTCTATGGTATGAGGGCTGCCCGGAAGGATTGATAGACAACGTGCTGGTTGAGAATATCAGCGGGGATGCCGGTATTGTCGTGGGTACGTGGGAGCAATACCGTTCTCATGGCACAGTAGTCCAGCGCTCGCGCGTTCGGAATACTGGGTCAACTGGAATAGTCACCGATTGCAGTCGCGTGACCATCGTCGAGTGCGAAGCAGACAGATGCGGCTTGGCGTCCGACGTGCCAGATTACGAAAAAGCTGGTTTTATGATTTGCGGCTGGCTGGATAGAGACTCCAAGTTGCTGCGCAGCCGTGCCCGCAATTGCAAGTATGGGTTTTCGGATACACGGCGTGGCTCACGTACAGGACGCAAGGCGATAGTTCTCGACTGCGATTTCAGGGGATGCCAGTCTGGAATGTATATCGGCCAGAACGATCCCCAGTGGGGACATATTTTGGGTCGTAATCTCTTACCATGATAAGCCGTGAAGCATTAGAATGGGTGTGGCGGGCGCTGGACGAAAACATCAAGACCGGCAAACCGATTGTCCTTGCCAGTGCGCCGCCGGGGGGAGCCGTCTTGTACCGGTGGGCGCAAAAAGATTACGACAAGTTTGTTGCTTTTTACGTGAAGATGGCAGAGAGGGATTTGGTGGCTGGCGAGAAAATGCAAGACGATGTTGGCACAAAGATGAGCTTGAAGGAAATAGAGGGGCTGTTGCAAGAGTATGTCGGTCGAGCTTTGGGCGAAAGTTCCTCAGAACCTGCGGGAGAATCTGCTGCTGCGCAGGGAAGTTCTTAAGGCAGCCAGCAAAAGCAATCGCACGCGGGTTGCCTTGCGGGAAGCTTGTCGCCACGACCCGATCCTGTTCTGCAATCTCTTGCTGTGGACGTATGACCCTCGGCGTCAGGGACGCAAAGTCATTCCTTTTGTGCTGTACGATTACCAGCGTCGTGGCTTGACTGAACTGATAGAGGCGATTCGCCTTGGCGAAGATGTCGGTATCGAAAAAAGCCGCGACATGGGGGCCACCTGGCTGTGTCTGGCAGCCATCTTCTGGTACTGGATGTTCGAGTCCAGGTGCAGCTTTCTGCTGGTCAGCCGCGTGGAAGGCCTGGTGGATGCACCCAATGACCCCGATACCCTGTTCTGGAAGCTGGATCACTTTCTTCAGATGCTTCCGGGATGGTTTGCACCCAAGACGAGAAGACTGTCCCTGCATCTGGAAAACGAGTCCAACAAGTCGGTCATCGACGGGGCCAGTACCAGTTCTGACACCGGACGTGGTGGCCGACGCACCGCCATCATGCTGGATGAGTTGGCGGCAGTGAAGGCGGGCTTCGCTTTGCTGCGCGCCACGCGCGATAACTCTCCATGCCGTATCGTCAACAGCACTCCCCAGGGCGCAGGCGGTGCGTATTGGTCGTTCATGCAGGGAGTTGGTCGAAAGCTGTGCTTCCACTGGAGTCTGCACCCGTCAAAGGGCATTGGTTTGTATACCACCCGCAATGGAAAGCATATCGCCCTGGACGACCGCTTCTGGACGGCGTTCGGAGATGAAGAAGCTGCCGTCGCCGAGATGCAGCGTCTGGATCGCATCATTCTTTCCAGGGGGGTGAGCCTTTACGACGGCAAGCCGCGCAGCCCGTGGTATGCCCAGCAATGTGCCCGTGCGGCGGTGGCAGCCGAGATTGCCCAAGAGCTTGACATCGACTATCAGGCATCGCGGCAGCAATTCTTTTCGCCGATGTCCATTGAGGCTTACATCAACAAGCATTGTTTTCCGCCGCTGATGGTGGGGCTGCTTGAGCACACGGGGGACACTGCCGAACCGATAAGATTTGTGCCAGGGCAGCCCGGCCCGACGGCCCAAGCGCGGTTGGCGTTGTGGCATCAGTTCGGCCTGAACAATGCGCCGCCGCCCGGCGAGTACGTCATAGGGGCAGACGTGGCTGCGGGCACTGGGGCGAGCAATTCGGTGCTGGCGGTTTACGATGCCAGTACACGGGTCAAGGTGGCCGAATACGTCGATCCGTACATTCGCCCAGAAGCCTTTGCCCGCTTTGCGGTTGCGGTGGCCCGCTGGTACCATGATGCGGAGATAGCATGGGAGCAAATCGGTGCAGGGCGTCAATTTGGCGACGCTTTGCTGGAAACCGGGTATCGGAGAGTCTATCGAAGGCAATTGGAAGACCGTGCTGCGCGCTTCATCATTTCGCCACTGATAGGCTACGTGCCAACCAAAGAAGGCAAGCTCCGATTGCTGGGCGAGTACCGCGACGCATTGGAAGAGGAAAAAATCATCAATCGTTCGGCGGATGCGGTTCGTGAAACTCTGGAATATGTGTTCACTGAAGGTGGAGTCGAGCATTCTGCCGAATTAGCAGCGGTCGATCCCAGTGGTGCTCGACTGAATCACGGCGACCGCGTTATCGCTGATGCACTGGCCTGGCAGATGATGCTGCGCCGTGGAGCTTCGCAGCAATTGCTGGCCAGGGGCCGCCAGCCTGCCCAGCCGCCGGTGGGTAGTTTTGCATGGCGCAGACAGCAAAGTCGGGAGAAAGACGGATGGCAAGTGTAGACTATCCAAAGTTGTTCAAGGCTGTGGAAGACAGCTATGCCAGACTGGAACCGTTTCGTCGTCAGCGCAACGAGGCCATCAAACAGTATGTGGGCTATCGTTATCAACAGGAAGGATGCGAACAGGAAAAACCGCTTGGCGGCCTTGAACAAGTTATCACTACTTATACGCAACAGCTTGTAGGCGGGCAGCCGCGCGCACTAGTCCGGGCCAATCGGCCAGAATTGAGTCCTACGGCTGCCGACCTGGAGGTGGCCTTGAACTGGCTGGTCAAGAAGCTCAATCTCTACGAAGCCTTGTGGGAGGTTGTGCTGAATGCACATTTCGGACTGGGAATTGCACAAGTCGGTATGGTGGAGGCCGAAGCGGCTGAAAGCTGGTGGCATGTACTAGGCCGTCCAGCGGTCAACGTGATTGACCAGGATGACTGGGTACACGACGTGCGGGCCAAGCGCTGGGAACACACCTATTTCATGGGACACTACTATCGCTGGCCCTTCGATGTGGCAGAGAAGTTCGCCTTGTTCGATTCGGAGGCTCGCAGCCAATTGAAGCCTACTACGGGGTCATTTGTCGCCCGCCGCAGCGGAATACACACCCCTGAAACGCTGGTCGAGCCTGTGGAACCACAGGTGGAATTGCTTGACTTGTGGCTGCCCAAACATGGGCTGTTGTTGACTTTGTGCCCGGAACAGCGCCTGGTGTTGCGTGAAGCCCAGTGGGTCGGCGACAGACAGGGGCCTTACCACTTGCTGTATTTCAATCCGGTGCCCGGAAAGCTGATGCCGCTGACAACGGCCATGACGCTGGGGCCTCTTGACGAGTTGTGCGACCGTGTGTTTCGCAAACTTCACGAGCAAGCTGTTGCGCAAAAATCGGTATTGCCTTTCCGCGGCGGGAGCGATGATGACATCAGGCGGCTGAAGGAAGCGGCCAATGGCGATGCTTTCCGTTGCGACGGCGACTTGCCGCAGGAGGTCAGATACGGCGGCCCGGATAAGGTGAACCTGGATTTTCTGATGGCTTGCGTACAACTGCTGTCCAGGCGGGCTGGCAATCTGGAACAGTTGGCTGGGCTGGGGATACAGGCTACGACTCTTGGTCAAGAGCAGATATTGCAGTTCAATGCTTCATTGCGAATCAGCTTTATGCGCCAGCGTGTCTACGATTTCGTAGCACGCATATTCCGGGCACTGGCCTTCTACTTGCTGACCGACAGGCTGGTGCAATTGCATTTGATACGTCCGTTGCCCGATATTGGTATGGAGTTGCCACTGGTTTGGGATGCTGAGCGGCAGCAGGGCGACATAGAGGACTACCTTATCGAGGTTGACGTTTACAGTTTGCATCACCGTAGTGCCCAGGCACAACTTGAAAGTATTTTGAGTTTGCTCAATAATTTTGTTGGACCATTGGTTCCCACGCTTGCGCAGCAGGGATACCAGTTCCGGCCAGAGCGGGTGTTGGAATTGATTTCCCGTTATCTGGGCATCCCGGAGTTGCATTACCTGTTCGAGCCTGGCGAACCGATGCCGGCGCAGTTGCCGGTGGCGGGCGCTGCCCAACAAGCTTCCGAGATGCTTGGGACAGAAGCCAGCCAGTACAGACAGACTGTCCCACGAGTTGACGTACAAGATTTGGTGGCTCGATGACTACGCTGCGGATCGTGTACGACAAGTGTGGAAGGCCCTTGAAATACTATCTTGACGGTAGGCGCATCAGTGCTGCCAAGGCGCGGCGTCTGGGACGCCGCAAACCGGTCTTCCCCGCCTTTTGTCGTTCGCGTTATCCGTTTTCCAGCGTGTCTGCCGGGGTGCATCCCGAACAAGTTCCGGCGCTTCGAGAAGCGTTGCGAAAAGCGGGCATTCCGACAGAGTTTACGCCAGATGGCGACCCGATTTATTCGGGGCCGAGACACCGAGCCAGGTACCTCAAGTTCATGGGATTTATCGAAACGAAGTAGGAGGTGGCAATGTCGAGCGCACCGGAGCCACAATTGGCACAAGCTCAGACGGCGACGGCTGACCAGCAGCAAGCTGGCACGCTGCCACAGCCGGAACCGCAACCGGACAGCCGTTTTGCGGCCTACGGGTGGACGCCTGAGCAGGTAGAAGCATTGCGAGAAGCAGGCGTGCTGGATGCAGCCGTTGCGGCTGCGGAACGCGCTATGCTTGTCGCTGCCGAGCGGATGCTTGGAAGTCAATCCTCGACGGCTTCTACTCCGCCGCCGACTGCGCAACAGCCAGTCCAGCAGCAACAGCAGCAGCAGGACGACTTCTCATTGCCAAGGCTGACAAAATCGGAGCTGCGCAAGCAGTTGCAGCGGCTCAATCAGGAATTGGCGTATGTGAAGTCCCAGGTGGCTTATGAGCAGAGTCGGCGCTTATCGGAGCAGATCGACGAGTACTTTTCCAGGCTGGGCGACGAGTGGAGCGATGTTTACGGCAAAGGGAGATATGACAGGCTCCCGCCTGAACACAAGCAGGCTCGCGACGAGGTGGTTCGGGCGGCCTCAGTGCTGCTGAGGCTCTATCCCGATTCGCCAATCGAGGACTTGCTGGAACGGGCGCGCTATGCCCAACACGGGCACATGCTCTACCGGAAAGCTGCCAAGGCTGCTGCTGCCGACATTGCCAAGGCCAGGGAAGGACAGTATTTGAGTGCAGTGTCGGATCGCCGTAAATCGCCTTCCCAAGTCGATAAGGCGATCCAGATAGCAGACCAGTTGATTAAGAAACTAAAAACCGAGTAACAATCGCGCGCAGCAATGGCGTGCGCTCCGATTGTGGCTCGGTGGAGGTGAACTAACATGGCCATTGTCAGAGCGCAAGACATTGCTGATCTTGTCAATGCTACTTTGCGCGAGCTTGGCCCGCCGACCTTCCAGCAAATTGCCCAGCGACTCCAGGACTACCCGATTATGGGGCGCTGGCTCAAAGAAGACAAAATCATGTTGTCTGGCGGGTACGGTATTCAGCGCGTGTTGATGATTAACATCAGCGCCCAGGCTCGCCACGTTTCTCTGTTCCAGGTTGACAACGTTGACGTTCCTGACCTGCTGGCGACTATTTCGGTGCCGTGGTGCCATGCAGAAACCAAGTATGCATTCGAGCGGCGCGAAGTGTTGATGAACAACAGCGGTCGGGAAATGATTGTCAACATCTTGCAGCCGCGTCGTCTGGACGCACTGATAAGCCTCGCGGAAGAACTGGAAGTTCGGGCATGGTCTCTTCCGGCGGCTGGCACCGACGAACAAAAACTGCTGCCGTTGGGGATTCCGTACTGGGTTGTTCCGAACGCCAGCGAGGGATTCAACGGCGGTGCGCCGAGCGGTTACACCGACGTGGGTGGCATCAACCCTGCCACGCAAGCCGAAGGGCGCTGGCGGAATTACACGTTCACCTACGCTGCGGCCACCAAGGGCGACCTGGTACGCAAATGGCGAACGGCATTCCGGCGTTGCCAGTGGCGCAGTCCGGTTCCGCATACTGGATTGACTGGCAGCGAAGAGAACCGCTATGGCTGGTACGTCAACGACGTGACCTACGAACAGTTGGTCGATATTGCCGAGTCTCAGTTGGAGAACATCGGCAGGGACATCAACGCTGTCCAGGGCAGTGTTACGTTCAAAGGGATTCCGATCACGTGGATTCCGCAATTGGACAGTTGGACGACTACCAGCGGTTTCCGTCGGCCCTTCCCGGTGTTCGGAATTGACCACAATAGCTTCTTCGCCTACGTGTTGGAGGGCGACTATCTCCAGGAGCGTGGCGTGCAGCCGAGTCCGAGGATGCACAACGCTTTCGAGAACTTTATCGACTTGACTTACCAGTATGTCTGTGTCGATCGCCGACGGCAGATTGTTGGGTATCAAGCCTAATAGGAGAGAAGAACATGTACGATCATCCGAAAGTTTTGGGCGTGCCGGGCCGGGGGCTGTCCGGCAATTTATGGCAGCCGTGTCCGATTAGTCGTTTGCGCGAAGACCCGGCAGCGGGGCTGTTCTACTTTGATGATTTTGTTGATGTGCCGGTCGCCCCATACAACACTACGATTAGCTTCCAAGGCAGGTACCGCGTAGCCACTTCCAACAATAACGGAACTAGTATTACTGACGGTGCCTCGCCTACGGGGGTGATGCGGATTGACCTGGCTGCTGCGGACGGAACTGGCGTTGTGGTCGGCGCCGGCGGCGGCATGGCGCGTTTCAATCCAGCGCAGTTGGAAAGCGTGTTCTTTGAAGCCCGCTTTCAAGTAAGCACGGTTGCCGACGACCGCTCCAATGTGTTTCTGGGCCTCTGCGCTGGCCCGGTAAGCCTTAGCAATCCTTGGGGAGGCAAAGACAGTCTGGCCAGCTCCAACATGGTAGGAATTGCGCGTCGGACTGCTACTGGCAAGGGCAACAAGTTGGCGCTGGCCTACAAAAAATATAACCAGATAGGGCAATTTGTTGACCTCGAAAACTTCACGCTGGCGGCAGATACCTGGGTTACTGCCGGTTTTGCTTTCATGCCGCGTCGCCAGCGGATGGATTTGTATGTCAACAACGTGCGAACGCAAAGCCTGCCGTGGGACTCTGTTTTGGCCGATACCTGGCCTAGCGGCGATATAGGGCTGTGCCCTGTGATTGCAGTGCGAAACGGAAGCGCGAACGCCAATTCTGTTCTGGTGGATTGGATTGCAGCGGCTTACTCTCTGCTGTAGTAGGGAGTGGATGCCGTGGCAGAACAGATTTGGAACGTCGTCGTTCAAGGCGGTTTTGCCGGTTTTGCGGTCGCTCTGCTG